AGATACATGTAAAGGAAATCATAGATTAATTGCACACCATGAAAAAGTTTATGATTTTTTGATTGGTATTCACGGAAGACATGTTTCTCAACAACATGAATCTTCTCTATATACTTTATTTGCCGGAAGAAACGGTAGTCAAGAAAATAGAACATTTTGTACTTTTGAATATTTGATGTCCCAAGGTTCTGTATTTGATCTTAAGCAAGATAATACGATTGGTGGAAGAACAACAACTGAATCTGATGCTATGAACAATATGCTTTGGTTGCATGTGCCAGATTCTTTTAATACTGCAGTAACTTATGCTTCTGGTTCTTCAAAAAGCGTATACAATCATGCAACTGGAGTTACTAAAGTAACATCAACGCCAGGAACTTCAAGCGCAGGAACAACATTGGGAAATTCTCTTACATCTGCATATGTTGGGGATGCATCTTCACAAAAAATGAAAATGAGACATTATCCGAATGATCCTACGAATCAATCAACAAGAACAGATGTTGATAAAGCCAATACTAAAAGAGCAGATTACTTAAAAGAAATAACGCAAAACGCTGCTAAATTTGAAATAAACGGCAATCCAAATATTGCTGTTGGTAATATTGTTACTTTAAATGTTCCTAAGAAGGCAGACGCTGATCAAGAATCTGGCGAAACTCAAATGAATGATAAAGTATTAATTACAAAATTAAGACATAGAATTAAACCAGCTGGAACTAGACCAAGATATACAATGGTAGTAGAAGCGATTAAGGGCGGATCTTATCAATGATTAATCAAAATAACTTTTTTATGGCTGAAGTTAGGGATACTAATGATCCTTCGAAATCAGGCAAAGTAAAAATTAGAATTTACGGCAACCACGATGATGAACAAGCTATTAAAGACGATGATTTGCCATGGGCCACAGTTTTATTGCCAATAACTTCTGCTTCAACTCAAAAAGTAGGCCATATCCCAACAGGATTAATTAAAGGTTCAAGAGTATTTGGTTGTTTCATTGACGACCACGAACGTCAAGTACCTCTTGTTTTGGGTTCATTTTATAGAGCGGCTCAACCTAGCGGTCAGGATAATGCTGGCGGTCAGGAAGATTTGAAGCATTATGGAAAGGGAACGGACACTCCAAGCGACGGTGTTGGCGAACAAGATGCTGGTAAAACACCGAATAATACAACTCTTGGTGGCACCGAAACGAGCAAGAGCGATGATTACAATAAAGCTACTTTCGTTGATCCAGGCGCTGGTCCAGATGCTATTTCAACGGCTTTGAGTAAATTTGCGCCAAATGGAAAAGAAACGACTACTGCTGGCGTCGATCCAAGTAAAGATTTACCTGACGCTATTGCTCAAGTAGGAACTTCTGGCGAAGTACTTAAACAATTAGTTTCAAAACTAAACGCTGTTTTGGGTATAATGAAAATGGCAAATCCTTCTGGTAGCGGTGGAGGTGGAGGAAGTTCTTCGCCAAATTCATCGCCGCCAACACAAAGCGGTATTCCTGAAACGCTTGTACAAGCGATGACTGGCGCTTTAACATATTATTGTGATCAATATAGTTTTTTATATGTTTTAAATTTGCTGACAAATACATTTTCGAATGGTGGATTTTATAACTTAGAATCAATTAATCAGAGTATAATGTCAGAATCAATTTTGACATTAATGAACAATTTTGCTAAGTATGGCGCCAATAATTTGCCATATACACCAACTCCAAATTGGAATGTTATACCTCCGGGAACTACTACTTTTCCTTCGCCCATAGTTGGTACTGGTTTAGATGGGGCCCCAACTTATTACGTTCAACAATATTATTCTTTGACTAATGATCCTTATCCAGGATTTATTCAGTGGGAAGGTCCAACAAACGATTTTGTTTATACGATTAGAGACGGTCAACCAAACTATGCTTCCGCAACTGCAGCTGTTTTGGATCAAGCGCAAACAGAATTTCAAACTTTGTTGTATCCATTTATTGTTGCTAATTTATTAACAGCCGACGATTTGAATATTATTTTAGATACTGTTAATACACATGCTCAAACTAATGGAGCTGAATCGGCTTTGGGTAGTGGTAGTAGCACTGATATTATGGGACTGGCCATGCAGCTTTTGGGTATGGCAGGAAGTATGCTAAACTTATCTATAAGTTCTTTGCCGAATACTGTACTTAATGTTGATTCTATGACTCAAACCATTCAAAAGTTTGCCAAAAACGCTTCCATAGCTAAACAAATGATGAACAAAGCAGAAGGCGCTTTTAAACTACCAGGAGCTTTGAGCGGCCTGAGTTCTCTTGGTGGTATATCAAGTGCACTTGGTTCTCTTGGTGGATTATCAAGTGCAATTGGATCTCTTGGTGGATTATCCGGAGCTCTCAGTGGAATAACTGGATCTATTAGTGGTTCTTGTTTATCTAGCGCATTGAGTTCTTTTGGTGGAGTTAGCGGTGCATTAAGTTCTTTGGATTCTCTAAGTAGTTCTCTCAACTCAATAACTTCTATTGGCGGTAGTTTAAGTTCTTTGAGTTCTATGGGATCTGCTTTATCTTCAATAACTTCTTTACAATCTGCTTTGAGTGTTGGTGATATTTCAACTGCTTCACTTTCTATGCAAATTTTAAATAATTCTTTAAGCTCAATAACAAATGAAATTGGACCCATAACAACAACTTTGACCGCAATACCTGGAAATGGGTTAAGTTTAATTTCTCAAAATACACTTTCTACTTTGGGTCTTTCTCAAAGTTCTATTTCTGGGGTAAATACTATTTGTGTAAATAATCCTTCTATAACATCAAATACCATTACAACAATTACCGATATTTCTCTTACGTTAGAAAAAGCAAATGTGCCTGAAAGTGAAATATTAACAATACAACTTTTACTTTCTGAAATTTTGGGAGATTGATATATGGCTGTTGATCCAAATGCAGCTGCATTGGCAGCTGGCGCGTTACCAGGTCAAAACGTTACAGTTAATGGCGTTCCGATTACTGTACAAGCTCCTTCAAATATTTCAAAACAATTACAAAACGCTGATATTTTACACAAACAAAACCCCGCTGATCCAGTTAAAGACGGAGAGTTTAAGTATGGATCGATTGCAGGCTGGGTGAATTCAGTTGGTCATGTATTAAGTAGAGGTATTGATAACGCTAAGAGCGCCTTTGAAAAGATAATACATGCTACGGGTCAATTTCAAATACATAGAAACGACCCAAAAAAACCCGTAAGTTATACCATGAATCCAGGTCATCATCTAGAGTATACGGGCGGTGGTAAAAGCAGTAATCATGATGGTCATCACGATCATGCGACTAAAGGTAGTTCTAGAAACAATTCATCTGGCAGTACATCACATGCTTCTGGTAAAGATCAATATCACGGCGCCGGAAAATCAAAAGTTGGTGGAACAGGCGGCGACGGCGGCGCGGAAATACATGAAACTACTAAATGGGTGCTTGTTAAAAAAGATCTCGTTAATACTGTTACTGGAGATAAACATGATGATATTACAGGCGATATATTTGAAAATTCAACCAAAAATATACATGTGAACGCTGGTCAAGATATTTACGTTAAAACATTACAGAATTACAATTTGGACTCTGGCGGAAATATTCAGATATTATCTAACTCAAAAAATGTAACTGTAATATCGTCTGGATTTTCTAGTTGTTCCGGAATTACAGTTACTCCTACTTCAATAACAATGGCGGTTGGTCTTTCTGGTTCTTCTAAAATTTACATGGATCAAAATTCCATAACTCTTCAAGTTGGAAATAAAGGTATTAAAATTGACAGTAGCGGAGTTTCTATTACTGGCACAACTTGGGTTGGCCAAAATAATATTGGTGATAAAACGGGCGCATCCGCTACAGCGCCAGTGCATTTCCCATAATTTTAAAGGTTAAAAATGGCAACAGTTACAAGAGCAGACAGAAATACTTCTACAGCGAAGAAACAAGAATATTTTTCGGATTTTCTTGATAGCTTCGCTGTATCTCCAATTGGCGGAGAACTGGGTAAAGTAATTAATGAACGCTCTGTGACTCAGTCAATAAAAAATTTAATATTTACTTCTTTGGGAGAAAGATTATTCCAACCAACAATTGGTTCAAATATCTATAATTCTCTTTTCGAAATGAATGATAACTTAACCGCTGCTTCCATACAGTTTAATATATCAAATACTTTGAAATATAATGAACCTAGATGCAATTTAATTTCTGTGGTTGTTACACAAATTAATGATTATTCATTAGAAGTTACAATCACATATGCTCTTATAAATAATCCTGAACCAATAACAATAAACTTCATGCTCAAAAGAGTCAGATAAATGGCATCAAATAGCTCATTAGCTCTTACATCGTTAGATTTTGATACGCTAAAATCTAACTTCATCACCTTTTTAAAAGGTCAAACAGCTTTTAAAGATTATAATTTTTCTGGCTCTAACATGAACGTCCTTTTGGATGTTATGTCTTACAACTCTTATCTTAATTCTTTTTATCTTAATATGGTCGCTTCGGAAATGTTTCTTGATTCGGCCCAGAAATTAGATTCAGTAATTTCACACGCCAAAGAATTAAATTACATCCCAGAATCAACAAAATCTTCAACTGCAAATATTAGTTTTTCTGTCAATGCCAGCGGCATTAA